GATAGCTCTTGGCTAGGGTCTGTTAGTCCTGATAGGTAGCTTGCTGCATTATTAGTTACAGTCTTAGATACGCCATCCTTGTCAAAGACCTTAATAGTACCCGCAGTATCTACTACCATAGAGTAGAACTCGTTCTCATCTCTGCGGATAGTATGAACAAAGGCTTTGTCTAGGTTACTAATAACACCTAAGTCAGCTACATGGGTTGTACTAGGACGCTTAGATAGTCCTGACACCACACTAGACAATCCATTCTCCTGTAGCTCTGCCTGTGTGTTAAGACGCAGAGAGGGTGGCTGTTGTGATACACCGTTAATAAGATTAGGAATAGATTGACTGATGAGTGCCATTAGATTGTTCTCCGTCCCTGCCTATCAATTATGCTATATGTGTCATAGTTGTCAAAGATGTTGTGGTCATCTGCTGCCTTGTCAAACTCTTTAAGCTCTGCAAGTGCAAGTGCCTCATCTCTTAATTGGAAATCATGTAATGTATTAGAACCTACTACACGGTCTTGGAAGATACGAGTAGCACGTAGAGTAGTATAACGCTTGGCTACCTCAGGTAAGTCACCAAAGTCTAGCTGTACTGAGACATCTAACTGAGTAGAGGCACCTATGTTAAACGTGTGGTTAGTTCTATCATACATCTTTAAGCCACGCTGGACCAAGTTAGGACTCTCAGCGGCTAGTGTTGCATCTGCTCTAAGGATGTTAGCTGGTAGGATAATCTCACCTGCTGTGTCTTGAGCGAATGTCTTATTTAATTCTGTGTTAAAGTGCCAGCCTGTTGACTGTACTTCTCTGTCTACTGTGTTAAGAATAGTCTCTGCAATCTCTGCCTCAATTAAACCTGAGGATAGACTACTTACTGGTGCTTCGCCAATGGCAGAAAGCATCGTGTTGACTGCATCTAATTGTGTTGTTCCTGCCATACCGTTTACCTTTATGCTTTCCACTTAACCTTGTTGGCCCAATAAGCCGCACTAGACGGACCTCTGGCTATGTTCTTAGCGTGTCTATCTTTAAACGCTTTACGTTGCTTTGCGGATTGGTTAGTCTTAGCACCCTTCTCACCGAACCTAATTATCTTAGGACTTTCCTTAGTACCTACTAGGACAGCGTGGGACTTAGTACCCTTGGGCGAACTCTTAGGTATCCTTAAACCTCTGAAGGTTTCTCCTGCGTGTGTAATACTCATCACTTACTCCAAAGTAAAAAGGGAGTAGCCGTTAAGCTACCCCCTAGATATTTAAGCGTTTGCGTCAAGCAATGCAATACATGATGCAGGACGTAGGACGTTGTGGCCCATTGCGTACTTAGCAACCATGAGTGTACCCTGACGGTTAATCTGATACTCAGACTCCATGCCAAGGTCAAGCAACTTAACAGTAGCAACTGCTTCTGGTGTAAAGACAAAGCCCTTAATCAGTGAGGCTTCTGCAACCATGTCACGACCATCAACAGCGGCTGTTGGCAGGTCATAGTGTGTTGCGCGTCCAGAACCAGCAGTGTTAGCTAGTGGTGCGTTGTCTGATGTCTTACCTTCAGCAGCGTTACCTGTAGTAAAGTTCTGGTAAAGGTTAGAAACGTCAGCATGGTTTGACATAATTACAGGAATACCTGCAATAGCTGGAACCATACCTGAGGCAACAGAACCGTTACCACCAAAGTCTGAGTTCATGTATGTCAGCTTTGAGCCATCTGTTACATCCATCAGTGCATAGTACTGAACTGGTGGTAGTACTACTACTGCGTTTTCTGAAGGAACATTAGCAATGTCCATTGTTCTCTTGGCATCAAAGATAGCTTTAGCAATCTTAGCAGGGTCAAGTAGGTCAGCAGTAGCTGCACCAACAGTGACGTTACCAGTGAAGTCTTCTTCAGTGAAGCCTTTGTAGTCTTGGATAAGACCAGCGGCGGCTGTCGCGTTAGTTGTAAGAGCAGCCTTAACAAGCATACGTGCTACGTTACGGTCAGCTTCGTTAGCTAGTGCAATACCAGCTTCTTTTGAGTAGATTGAACGAACATCGTAGTGGTTGATTGCTTCATCAATGTTAGCAATGAACTGGCTAGAGATGAGCAAGTCATCAATAGTTACAATACGCTCACCTGCACGAATCTGTCCACCAGTAATCTCGTTTCCAGGGGTCAGGTATTCAGCAGTGGCTCGTCCTGTCATTGGGAATGAGGCAGACTTACCTTTAGAAATTGTACGAGTGCGTACTTTGTCGGACAGTACTTTCTTCTCTTCGTATGCTGTGAGAACTTCACCTGCATATAGTTTAAGAAAGAGGTCACGTACGTCACCTGCGTTGTTATTCTGGCCTTGAAAGCTTACGCTATAGGCGGGATTTGAAGCAGCTTGTGCCATTTTTAATTACTCCTTAGTGAGTATAATAGTTGAGTTGAGTACACTCTGTATTACACTACATCCTTTCTCCAAGATTGTCCCTCGCAAGGGGTCAGGGGTAATCGTTTGTCTTGTTTACTTCGTGTTAGGAAGGGTTAGCTTCCTTCTAAATACATAAAAAGGCGAGGACAGCACTACCTGTTTCCTCGACCTGACACCTGCCCGTAGCGACCGTGTATATAACGTCCTAAGGTAGCGAATCTTCTGCACGTATGACGTAACTTCGGTGGTGTATTCATGTATTTAGAAGGAAGGGAGAACTTAATCTCCCAACCCATGCAACAGTGTTAGAACAGGCTAGACTTAGCTAACTTATCAGCTACTGTTTGCCTGTAGGCAGGGTCTTTAGCGTATCTAGGGTCACTCATAGCAGCAGTGAGTTCCGCATTACTCTCGAACTTCCCGCCTGTGGATACAGAACTATTACCACCCTGTAATAGAGTAGGTTCTGCCTCAGAACGATAACGTGCGTTTAGACCTTGGATAGCAAGTCTAATCATATTAGGGTCTTGCGTTTCCATTGTTGCATTGAAGGCATCTATCTCGTTTTCGGGTAGAGAATCTGATGCCCATTGTACCATGTTGTTGTATTCTTCTGCACCACCTGTGATGGAGTGCATATCTGCTGTCACCTGAGAGGCTAGAGCGTCCTGCCCTGCTACCCATGAGTCTACCATAGACTTAGGGAAACCTGCCTCTTCTAGTGCAGTGTAAGCGTCCTCAGATAGCTGACCATTTGTTGCATATTCCTGCTCGAATACGCTGAAGTCTAGTCCCTTACTATCTAATAGCTCAGACACCTCAGATGCTGTCTCTGTACCGTCAGCTTCTTCAGTAGGTGCTTCTTCTACTTCTTCCTTAGGCTGGCCTAGCTTACCCTCTAATGCAGAGTAAGCTTTAGCCATATCCTCAGGACTCTTAAATTTCTCAGGCAACCAGTCAGGACGGTCAGGGTCTGTTTGATTACCCTCTACCTTCTCTAGCATTTCTTTAACATGCTCTGGATTTTCAGCCTCAGGTTGTTGATAAGTATTAACTGTGTCTACCATTCTTACTCCGCTTCTACTGCGCCTTTAGCTAATTGTGGTGCGGCACCCTGTGCCATACCCATAGCTGTTTGTTCTAACATTTGTTGCTGTTGCATTTGTTGTTGCATCATCTGTTCTTGTTGCTTCTGCTCTGCTGATTTAATCAGGCCAGAAGTATCAATGCCTAGTGATGCGGCTAGTCTATCAATGTAATCACCTAAGTTCATCTCACTAGCAATAACCTCAGGGCCAAGTGGCTGTAGGTATTGTAAGAATGTAGCTAGTTTGTTTAGGTCTTGGCCTCTACCTAGTGCCTCAATACCAGTGACAACCGTAGGCTGTACACTATCCTTAGGCATACGAGGCATCTTACCCTGCTTAGTAAGAGACTCAAGTAGTAGGTTAATCAGAGGAAGCTGGAACTCCTGAGACAGAATAGAGTATACACCACCTAGTGATGTCTCTAGTTCCTGTGCCATGAAGCGTACTTCTTCTGCTGTTACACGTTCCGCTGACCGTTGTACACTACTGTTAAGTAGGAAGGCGGCGGCTAGTCTATCGTTAATCATCCGCATAGTCTCAAGGGCTACACGGAAGTCGGCTGATTTCTGTACCTGTAGTGTAGACACATCGTTAGCGTCACCACTCAGGAAGGCACCATTAGCTGCTTTAGCTAGTGAAGATGCCTTAGTGTTACCGTTAGGACGTACCAAGAATAGAACCTTAGATGAAGCGGCACTACCCTGCACGATGGCCTGTGTCAGTGCCTCAAGACTACGTAAGTCTCCAAGGTATTCTTCGATGAACCCACGCCCATAGTCTTCACCGTCAATGCGGATAAAGCGTAATGGAATGAATGGGTTCTGGTCCTTCTTGAATGTTCCACGTGAACTAGGAACTTCAATACCTGCTACCTCTTGGTGTACAGAGAACCCCTTCTCAGTGGTCTTGACACAGGTATACAGGTCATAGTTCTTAACTGGTGTATCAGAAGGGGGAATGATTTCCTTCACTGCATCTGGCAGCATCAGTGGTGATACACTTTCCTTAGTAATAATTTCTAGTATGTTACCCATAGCATCACGCTTAGTACAGAAGCGGTCAGGTCTGAAGACCTTCATACCACCCTCTTTAGGCATGTATACTAGAGCATTACCAGTAACGATAAGTAATTTAAGTGCCTCAAATACAGGGACACGGATAGACTTACCTTCAATTTCTTGCATTGCTGCCCGTTCAATACGAGCAAGTCCTTCTTCTACCTGACCACGTGCATCACCTGCTATAGATTGCAAGTCAAAGTCATCAATGGTTAGACGGAAGAACGGACTGTTAGGGGGTAGCAGAGCAAGAAGTAACTTTGATGCGAGGTTGTTTACACCCCTTGCTCCAATGCCTTGATAAGGTGTGGCATAAGTAGATGAACTACTATGGCCTTCCTCTGGCATGAGAGTAGGAATGGTTAGCTTTGCTGCCTCACGGCCTCTTTCAAGGAACGTATCACGTTCACTCTCAAGCTGGTGGTAGCGTTTAGCTACTGTACCTACTTCTTCATATTCCATTTACTTATCC